CAGAAAAATAGGAAAACCTATTTCCCTTCCGTCGACCGTAGTAGGTCGTCGGGGACCCACCTGGTACGTATAGACGTACGAGGCCTCTCAGCGACTCCGATCCTGTCTCCTACAATGTAGTCGACAGGGCGGACTTCAGTGAAGTACTGAAGCAGTTGAGAGTTTCCCCTGGTTGGCGTGCGCCTCAAAGTCGATTCAACGACCGTGAGACGTCTCTCGACCCTCATGGTATTGGGATTGTACCGCTTTCTCAAGTGGTCATTTCCTTGCCATGAATGATCGTACCAACCAAAGATACCTGAGCCAATCGGAACATTCGCAATAGGCAGAAGCCTTTGCGAAAGTACTCTCGATTTAGCATAGTCCGCGACAACATACCAACCTCGATTAACGAAGTTGTTATGAGTCTCGACACTAGAGGCTATTGACTCAGGCCGGGACACATCAGGGTATGTAATGGTATACGTAGGGGTGACATCACAGCCATCCCACGCATCCAAACCACATGACTCTCGAAACTTACCGGAGACGAAAGTCTTCGCATGGTTAACCTTGAGTCCAAGGCTACATAGTATTCCCTGAAGGTGTTCCCACGCGTCAGAGGGGACGATCATATCGTCACCAAAGACGAGGACCTCCTGAGATGTCTGCAGTATGTTGCGGATGGTTGGAGCCTTACCTCTAGAATAGAGGACAGAGGCGACAGCAAGAACGCAAAATACGTACGACTGCACAGGAAAGGTACAAGCTGAACCCATACAGGCGAACTTCCGAAGAATATGATGCTTCGGAGACAACCTGTCGATGTCGTTAGACACCCATCTAGTACGAGTGGCGTGTAGAGCTTCAACTAACGAAGGATTCCTTCGGAAGATCCGCTCAACAAGCCAACACGACAGACGATCAGAAGCACTCGACAAGTCAATTGTCGCATGCGACTGACTATGGGAAGCCTTTCTGGCCAACTCCTGATTAAATCCCTGATCACGAAAGTGAATAGAGGAAGCAATCGGTGTGTTAGACAGAGAGCTAGTGAGGAAGTCAAGAATTGACTGTTGACACCATTGATGGCTGACAGGTTCGCAGGCGATAAGCCTAGGTCCCTTAAGCGTCTTTGGAACAGCAATCAGTCTTGAAGCAGGTTCGTGACTTCGAAAGAGGTCACTAGCTGCATCACTAGTGATATGATCAACCCAGTGGTCATAGTTGGCAAAGCCAAACTCTGACATAGGAAAGATCCTATCAAGCTTAGCAGGCCAGTTCGGTGTGTCATACTTAAACTGCGTATGACGCTGATCTGCTACAGCACCTGGTCCATGCTTAGATCTCCATTCGGAAGGGTTGAACCTTCCAAGGGTCGCGGAAACGATGTCGGCTGTCCGTTGGACAACGTCGGCGATTCCGAAATCCAGGTATGGAGAGGGCCCTCTCTGTTGATGGTCATTAGAATGAGCATCGAAAAGAGGAGCAGGAGAGAGAATATCATGATCGCCGATATGGAGACCATGAATATCATCAATCCTGAATTCGTCCTCATCCCAGTTAAGGGTAGCAGGCCGAATCTCCCGGTCGACTTGGAAGAACTCATAGACATGTTCCCATGTTTTTGAGTCGCTGCACGGCACCTTCATCTTCTTAGCTCCTAAAAGGAGTTGACGAAGAGATTGGATGTCGCGCGGATCCAGATCGGCCCTAAGCACTCCATTTTCATCGAAAATTCGAAGCCACATCCCCTTGAATAGTCGAGGGATTGTGCTCCGCTTAGTGTAGGCCCTGAAACCAGGGATTCCACTTGCGGTTAGGAATTCGGTGGCGAGGCACTTATCTAAGTGCTTTGCCATCGCTGGGAGGTCCACCATAAGGAATGGAAGACCTCTCTGTTCGATGAGCGAGAGCAAGCGAGACGAATCCCGGATGCAATCACTTCGGAGAGAGGGAACACGCTCTGCGATGTTTGACAACATCGCATTGTATAGTCCCTGTAGGAAGACAACGTAGCTTTTCATGGAGTACCTCTTCAGTTAGAGGAGAGCTTCATCTACGGCTACGAGCAACCTTCTCCTCGGACGAGGCCTTAGGGCGTCATTGACGCCTTACGACTCCCATCCGAGCAACTTGGAGGCGATACCACCAGCTTTTACCATGTAAAAGCTCATAGCTTCGCTCAAGTCGATGATCTCAGCCTGAACACCGTTCGGATCATTCCTGATCGTGAACGAAATCTCAGACTGACTACCAAGGGGCAGAGCCTCAGTAGGCTTCGTATAGCGTGTCATCGTCACGGTGTGACGATCATACGCCTGCGCGCCTGCCTTGACATTGTCCTTAGAGTGCCGAACTTTCGTCCGGTACGTAACGGTCGTGTCGTCGAGATAATACTCGGCGCCATACCCGTCTTGGTTGATCAATGGAAGAGTCTTGGCAGTTCCACCGGAACCGTCAAGAGTCACCACGAAGGTTGAACCTAGCATGTCTTCATACTCCTATTGGTGAAGAAATCTCTAGCGCTTCTTGCGCTGAAGATTCAACGCCGCTAGGATCGAGAATTGCCTTGCCGTAGCTAACGGCAAGTGCACCGAAAGTGTACCAGAACTCTGCGCACGTTCTTTCGTGCGCAGGACCCGCATGCCAGAGGCACCGACGAACACCTGTTGGAGTCCATCGGTTCTCTCCCACCACTCGTAAGTCTCCGTAAGCGTCATGATATTACATGGGCCTACTGGAGCCGCGGGGACGTCATTTCGGTTTGCGGCAAGCCACTCACCGAAATTTCCGAACCAGTCGCCTAGCCAAGAGAATGGAATCATATTCCAAGCTTGTGTAGCATCAACACCAAGGTGATTGATACCATGCACAAGTCTCCGAGCTGTGCGACCGAGTGATTGGTGACCTATATCTTTGGGCACTTTGGTGGGGCGCCATCTAATGGTTCCCCAGGAACGGACGCGAGTAACACCGTGCTTTCGCACGTTGATAAACGCACCGAGCGAGCTGTCAGCTACTACGCTGCCAACTCCAGAAATGCTTGCATCGAATAGGTTAAGCCTGCGTTTGAGACCTGTACCTGAATACAGCCGGTTTAGCTCGACGATCCTTCGATCGACTTGCGACTGGAACTGTAACAGCTGCGATATATCGGAAACTAAAGGCTTCCACCCGAACTCGTAACCCAGATGTTGGGAAGCGATGGCGCTCATTGCGGCATCGTTCCTGTGTCTGAGATTACGGAGTAAGGGAGCAAGATTCTTCATGTTTCTTAACATCTGCGGCAGGTCCTTCATCTCGTAGAGGAAGTTCGGAATACTCACTTCTTCCCGACTAGGATTAGTCCTAGCGCGAAGGGTGGTCGCCCGAGTACCTACTGACGGGAGTGGAGGTAGATATCCATAGTTATGTGCAACAGGCAAGAACGCGGAGGGAAGGTAATTATCGTAGGAACGATAAGAACCACCACCTTGATCTTGGAACCCCGTAAGAGGCAGAAATCCTCGATTATCACGTTCTGTGATCGTCAAAGGGTGATCCTGCTTCGGAAGGCCCACAACATCAATATTACGCTTCCAATGTTTGGCGTCTAAGACGGCATCCTGAGGTTGCGTAGTGATGAGTGGGGGGTTGGGAGCGATCTGTCGAACGCTCACACCCGGACCGAAAGAACTGAAAATTCTTTCGCGAGTCCTATTGACCATGGATATCGCTCAATGGTACACAGTGAGGCCAAGGGATTTGGCAAGCTATCGCTCGAGAGCCCCGCATTATGCGGG